GAGTATATAAAGTTATTAGCTCCAGTGCTATAAGTTAAGTTTAATGGAGAAGGATCTGTATAATCAGTTAAAAATAAATATATGTTATTATTAATTTCATCAGCGCAATATCCTATACACGTTAAATTACTAACACCAGTTAAAGATTCAAAGTTTACTGCTAAAGAATTACCTAGCACATTTTCTAATGAACCAACTCCATCACCTTCTGATCTGCTTATTTGAACATTTAAAGCGTCTCTATAATCACCGTTTTGTAATATTCTTGCATCTATGTCTTTATTCATTTTAGATCCAAGAAAAGTGTTTTTAGCTTTAGCCATTTAATTTTAGTGTTTTATCCATTTAGATTTACCTCTCATTACTTGTACTATTTCGTCAAGTTTAATATTAGATAATCTTATTTTAGCATTTCTAAGTTTAGCACTTCTGTCTCTTCTTAATCTTTGAACAATATACTCTTGTTGACCAGATCTAGTTGAAACTATTCCATAAAGTATAGAAGCGTATAAAGCGTCTTCTGCAAGCTTTGGCACTTTAGTATCTTTATCATGTGCTAAACCATCAGATATATATTCTAAAACAATTAATTTATTTACTAAATTACTAGAAAAAGATATTTTACCTTCTCTATAATTAAAATTAAAAAAACCGTTTCTTTGAGCGTATTGTGGCACTATACCGTATTGTTGACCATAAGCAAAATTATCTAATCCATAGTAATTAGCCCAATAAAGATAATCATCAAAATTTTCAAATAATTCTTGAGTTATTATTTTAGTATTTGCGCTTTTCCATCTATCTTCAGTAATTGATGTTCCTTCTAAATTATTTCCAAAGTTATCTTGTGTTGGCACACCTTGATTGTCTTGTATAGGATTTTCATAAGGACTAGTTGTTAAATTATTAGCAGGGTATATAGGTCTTTTAACACCTAACTGATCTATATAACACATGCTTACATAATTAACATAATCTTGAGGTAATGGTAAGCTTAAACTAGCAGGAACCGTAAGCTCTTGTGAATGTATGCTTTTTAATGTATCGTAGCTAAACTCTTGTAATGATCTTTTAGCAAAAAACAATACATCAGATTTTTTAGCGTTTTGTAATATTTTACCGTCACCTACATAACCAACCATAAAGTTATCTATAGCATCATTTAAGGTTATATATTCATATCCTCCATAGTTTTCTTCTACTGTGTCACCAAAAGCATCAAAACCAGTTCCAGCGGCAGAGTCTCCATATTTTCCACCATCTAATGTTTTTAATTGAACAACTAAATAATGATTTATTGTTAAAGAGCCAGCTATTTTTATAACATTATTTACTACTGTATAAGAGCTAGTATATTCTGTAAAACTACCTGGCAAACCAGAAGAGCTTGTATAAACCTTAAAGTTATTTAAAGCGTAATCTACATTAATTGGATCAAAATTACCAAACACTAAATTTGTATTAAAAGTCGTAGTAAACTCTTGATTAATTCCAGTAGATGGTATTAAAAAAACTTGAGCGCCTTGATAATATTGTTGATTTGTTTCTGTTACTAAACTCATTTATTTAAGATTTTTCGTTTACTTCAACTGCTTGAGCTTCTTGAGCCGCAGCTTGTATAATAAGAGGATCACTTATAATTATACCACAATATTTTAAAATATTTATAATTAAATTAGTTTGTTCTGATATATCTAATTCAAAATCTACAGAAGTAGAACCTATATTGCCTACTTTTGTAAAAACATATTGACCAACATTACCTGTAGTAAATCCCCAAACTGGAGAAGTAGGTTTTAATATACAATTAACACTTACAGTATCATTTACATTATTAGGGTTTGGTGATATTTTTAAAACTAATTTATTTAAAGGTGTTATAGTTATTTGAGCGGATGTTGTACCTCCACTTATAGTTAATACATCTCCAGCAGAATATCCAGATCCATAATCAGTAACCGTTACTGATGTTACAACTCCAGCTGGCGCGGTTACGGTAACTGTAAAACCAGTTCCTGTACCTCCTGTTGTTCCATGACTAGAGCCATTTACATATCCTGCTCCTCCACTATTTATTGAAATTAGCGCTTCTAATAAATCACTACTAGTAGTTCTAAATATAGGGTATTGTTTGGTTGGGGCTGTTAGTTTAGATCTAGTTATTTTATCAAAATCTTTTTTGCTAACTAATTGTGTTATAGATTCATTTTGAGGTTGTCCTGCGTATTTAGTAATAACCTCACCTATTTTAAATATTGTAGAAGTAGTATTGTTGTAATAACAGTTTTGAGAAGAATTATATGTAAACTGTATTTCTTTTTCAAAAGGATACAATTTATAACTTATATCTTTAAACATATTAAAGAATTCAGTATCGTTTTGAGTGTTATTTTGATTTAATCTATTAACTTGATTTCCATTTGGAAAATAAGATTGAAAAATTTCATCTTGAACTTGAGTAGCAAGACTATTAAATTCAGCAGGTGTTATATAACCTCGTTGTTCTTTGTTTAATATATACAAGACTGTTTGGTATACTGTATTTACGCTTACTGCCATATTAATTTTTTATTTATACTATAAAGGCGGCCGAAACCGCCTATATTAGTATCACTTGTTTTTATAGTTTTTTATCTATAGACTTATAGATTTCAACACCTTCGTCTGTTTTTAAGAAAGCAGCAAATGCTGAGTAAGGGTTTTCATCAAAAGGTACATTCATTAGTTTTCTACCGTTTGTTCCCCATGTAAACGTTCTTTGATCTTGAGACAAGTTAATTATACCTGCTTCAGTAGCTCTAATGGCTATATTTCTTAATTGAACATTTTCATCATTTGCTAAACTAATAAACAACGCTGGGTTGCTTCTAGCAAATAAAAGTAAATCTCTTTTTAACTCTTTAGAGCTCATGTTATTTACTTTTGAACCAAGTTCAACTCTTAATATAGCTTCTGCTTGATCTATATCTATATTTCTAGCTGCGTTTAAAGCATCAATTTGCATATCTAATATGCTTAATTGATCTTCAGCTTCTGCAACTGAACTAAACTCTTCATATAGTCTGCCTTTTAAAGGGTGATATAAAGAAAGTAGTTTTTGTAAGTTTTGCTTTTCTTTTGGTACTTTTAAATCTCCATCTCTAAATATGATGTGACCTAAAGTTGCTTCACCTTTTTGTTCTTCTACAAATGGTGAATCTTGGTTGGTTGCATATCTAATTTCTTTTTGTTTACCTGTATTTTTGTCAAAATACAATAAAGCGTGTTTTTTAGTATGCTTACTAGGTATTGTTAATGTTAGTGGATTTTTTTTACCTGTTAAATAATAAACCCTATCTTTTATTTCCCAACTAGGTTTAGTTGGTTTTGTTTCTTTTTTTGGCGCAGTTTTTACTGCTACCTCTTGAGGTGCAACCTCAACAGCTTCTGCTTGAGCTTTTTTAGCCATGATATAATAAAATTAAATAATTAATAAAAAATCCTAGGGCTACACTCACTTTGTAACCCTAAGATTTATTTTAAGAAGTAATTACACTCCTTTGAAAAGTACAAAGTTGTTAGCAGCTTGTGTTACTAAACATCTTTCAGATAGGAAGTTTACTTCCATAGCATCTAAAGTAGATGTAAATGCACCACCAGCAGAACCAGTTAACCAAGACTTCATTCTTCTGTCGTCAGCTTGAGAAGCTCTATAACGCACGTGTAAGAAAGGTCTACGGATGTTAGTTCCTAACACTTGATCGTATACAGTTGATGTTCCAGCAGGTATTAATACACCTTCGATAGAATTAATTCCAGCGATAGCGCCACGAGTTGAAGCATCGTTTAAGTATTTCCAATCAGTTTTGTAGAAATCATAAGAACCTCTTCTGAAACCGCTAAAACCTAAGTTTAATGCCATTTCTTCTGAGTTTTCAAATAATCCAAATGCAGTACCTCCAGCAGTACCACCAGAAATTGAAGCTAGCATATCATCAAAATCCAAAGCAGTTTGTCTTTGTAAAAATAACATGTTTTCTTCAATAGCTCCTTGAGTATCTAAGTTTTTAAGAATAGCATCAAAGTCATCGATTCCAGCAGCAGCAGTAAATCCTACTTGTACATTACCTCTGTCTTCAATAGCAGCAAATAAACCTTCAGTACCTGCTAATTTTAAAGTTGTAGCAGCATTTATACCTGCATTTTTCTCACCTTCTACCATAGACATTTCTAAGTAATCTTCAAAACGTAATCTTGTTTCAGACTCAGCTTTTAAGTACCATAAATATCCAGAAGCACCATCTTCAGTTGCAACTTCTACCCAACCGATTTGAGCCATATCAGAACCAGATACTACGTATTGGCTTCTAATAATAATTGGCGTATTTGAATACTGTTGGAAAGCAGGATCTACAGAAACATATCCGTTAGCAGCAGCACCAGCAGCAGCAGTATTTCTATCTAAAGCTATACCTTTTTCGTAAGCAGAACCATATACAAATACTTTTAATTGAGTTGCACCAATAGTACATCCATTAGCTGCGTTTTCCAATGCAAGATTATTAAAAGGCTCAACGACTATAGTAGTGGCACCAGCACCAGGAGTACTAGCAGAAACAAAACATTTAGCCTCACCACCTGTTACAGTATCTAAAACAACTACAGTGTCGCTTGGAGATATAACGTTATTTACACCCGCTGGAATAGTAAGCACGTTACCGTTAGCAGGAGCTACACCAACACCACCACCAGTAGCGGAACAACCGTCATAAGCAATGTGTAATCTATTTTGTTCAGACCAAATTACTTGATCAGATGTCATTGGCATTTCAGCGCCAACCATTCTTAAGAAGCCAGATAACGTTCTGTTTCCATAACGCTCTACTTCTTGTTCGTAAACTTCTGGTAAATACTGCTGAGCAAATGTGTCAGTGTATCCAGCACCACCGTCGTTAAATTTTAGATAGTTACTATTTAAAATCTCTTGTGTTTGAGATGGAATAATACTACCAAATTGAGGAGTTAAACTCATAATTTTAATTTTTTATTAGTTAAATTTTTTAGTTTTTATTTTAAGTTTTGTAGAATCAGCACCTGAAATAGCTTTAACTTTAAATCCGTTAATAAACACATCACCTTGAGAAGTTCTAGCCTTAGTGTCACTCAAGTTTTTTGATTTGTTTACAACTTCTTTTACAGCATCTGCCTTTCCTTGCTCATAAAAATGAGAGGCAATTTTATCTACATTTTCAGCAGCATAAATAGCTTTATGATAACCATTAACATCTTTAACATTACCAGATTCGTCTAGGAACTTCCCAACGAGGTTTGTTATATCAGACTGGTTTTCGGCAACTTTATCTTTGTTTTGAATATTGTACTTATATTTCTTTTCACCAACACTGATATCAAAACCTTTGAAATCATCGCTAAAAAGCTTTTTTGTACTATCTTTAAACATTTTATGTTGTTGCTCAGCTTGTTCTTGCTCCTTATTATATCTATTGAAAAAATCCATAGCTTTTTGTTGTTCTTGAGTAACGCCCGGTCTCAACTTGATCTCGTCGTAATATTTACTCTTTGTTTCCTCTAAAAAGTTTTTGGCTTTTGCAACTTCTTCTTTAAACGCAAGTTTCTTTTTGCGTATATCTTTATCTTCATCTATATCTTCATCGTACTCAAAATCTTCCAACAAAAGATCAAGATCTTCAGAATCTAGATAAGGTTTATTTTTTTTGTAATACTCTTTAATAAGAGTTTTGTCGTCTACATTGCTATAATCAGCATTCAAACGAGTATAATCTTCTATTGTCCCACCAGTTTCTTCCATAAACGAAACTAACTTTTCAATATTTTCTGGCAATGGTTTGCCTAATACTTTTTCATCTCTTATAGCTTCTTTAACTTCAGCTTCAACTTCTTTAACTTCAGCTTCTGTTACTTCTTGGATCGGAGAAAACCCTTCAGTAGTCTCGTTGGACTCTTGTATAGGTTCTCCCACCTCTGTGCTATCTCCGGATGGTTCTTCCACAGATACCTCCTTTGTTTCTCCGATTTGAATGGCATCTTTTTTTTCTTCTTGTTTTGGAATTACTACTTTTTTAACCTCAGGTTCTAATTCAACCAAAGGTTCTTTAGGATTAATATTAACTTTAGTAATATTATCTTTAGTTTCGTTTAATTTTCTAGGTGTTTTCTTTTTAGTTTTTAACTTAAAGTCACCTTCCTGTTTAACAGGTTCATTTGTTTTTACTTCTGACATAATATAATATAATTAAATAATTAAATAAACGTTTACATAAACGCTCCCATACCAGCATCTGGCTGGTTCTCGAAATCAATTGGTAAGCCGTCATTTTTTCTTTGGCTTATCATTTCACTTTGTTGCGTACCTTCCATTTTTATACGCTTGTCTTTTCTATTTTCTTTTTCAGTTTCTTTTTGCGTTTGCATTTGAGTTTCCACTTGCTTTAATTGCATGTCAAGTTGATGTTGCATTTGCATTTTTTGTTGATCAAGTTTCGCTTGAACTTCCATTTTTTTAATTTCCATTTCAGTTCTAGCTTGCTCATATTGTACTTTAGACCCAGATATTGCTTCTTGTTTTTGAACTTCAGCCATAGCTGTTTTTTCAGCTGTTTCAGCTTGAGCAGCCGCTTGAGCTTGAATATTAGATTGCTGAACTTGCATATCTTCTTTTTGCTTACGCTTACGCTTAATTTTAAGCATTTGATTAGCAAGTTTAATATTTTTTATTTGACGTAAATCTATAGCGTCATCTAAATCAATATTACCTGCTTGTAAAGCAACTTGAATATTAGCCTCTAATTTAGCTTGCTCTTCTTCATCTGGCTCCAATTCTAAGAATATACCAAAATCATGTAAATTTAAATCTTCTACTTGTCTTAGTGTCTCAACATTAAAAGCAGATATTGAATTTTTTAATGACTCTGCAGTTAATGGAAACTCTAAAGCATCAGCTATTTTCAAAGCAATGTTTTCAGCTATTCTAAGAGTTATATATAAACTTGATTGATTTATATGTCTAGTAGCTGTATTTGAAGCATTAGCTGCTAATTTTTGTAATCCAACTAATGTATTGCGATCAGGCAGACTACCGTCTCTTGCTTCATTAAGCCCGGTTACATCACGTATCATTTGTAAGTAATATTGATACGTAGTAATTAAACTTTGTATTTTAGCACCACCACTACTACTTTGTAGTTCTTGAATTGGTACTTTACCTCTATTAAGTTCACCATCTTGAGTTAACGATCTACCAACAATAGAACCTGTTTGAAAATACATGTTTAATGCTTCAGCAGGATTATAATTAGTACCATTACCAAGATCAACTTCAGCTAAACCGTCCATATCTAAATATACACCATCTGGTACCATACGAGATAAAACTTGCTGGAGTTTTAAATGTGTTATTTGAATCATATCAGCAAAGCCAATACATTTACTAACTAGTGAATCAATTCTACCTTTATACATGCGTGGTGCACATATAGAGTAATTCATTTCAACTTTTGTTGTATCAGCATATGGTCTTGACATGTTTTCAGCAAGTTCCCATTTTAACAATGTATCAGTTCCTAAAACCTTAGCACCACTATATAATACTTCAATAGATCTAGATACTCTTTCAAACATATCACTTTCTGGAGGATTAAATGTATCAGGCTTTTCAATAGCTTTCATTAATCCTTGATCTGTTTGCTTTATTTTAAATACTTGATTATGGTATGTTTTATAATCAAAATATAAAACTTGTACAGTATTCTCATCATAACCACCCCAACCTGTAACATATTGTCTGTTACCTGGCATAGCTTGTATTCTTTTTAACTCTTCTTCAGATATATTTGGAAACTCTTTTTTAAGTTCTGGTATTGTTATTGATTTTATTTCTCCAACATAATATATATCTTCAAAATTAGGATCTTCAGTATATGAATAAACCATATATGCAGGATCTACATAATCAACTGTTATGCCGTTTGATGTGTTAAAATTAGTTTTACAAGCAGCAATACCACATACTGCTAAATCCATATTTAATCTTCTTCTAACTAAGTTATATTTATTTTGAGCCATAACAGAAGATATTGCTTCTTCTTCTGCTATTTCAATAGCTTGTTTATAACCTAATTGCATATGAAGTTCTAACTCTTCTTCTGTTTCAGGAACTACATCAGGATTTGGTGTTTGATATAAATCAATACCCAGGGTATTTTTTATGTTTTCAATATATTCTTTTGCTAACATATCTTCATACATTTTAGAAGCGTATGAAGTTCTTTTTTTAACGGAGCTAGGATCTTGAGCGTAAGCTTTTATTTCATAAGCTTTTTGCGATATACCATTAACTACAATATCTACAAACTTTGATAAAATAGGTACTGGCTTCCAGTCTAAATTTAAATAAGACAAATCACCATTAATTGATAATTCATCTTTGTATTTTTGTATGGGTTGTTCACCTCTAGCGTAAAGTCTTAAAGTGTTAAAGTTATTCCAGTTTGTTAAATATCTGTTACCGTTAACTCTTCCAGATTTAAACCACTCGTATTCAATAGCCATAGCAACTTGACTGCCATATTCCCAACTTGCTTTTTCAGCATCACTTACTACTTGACTAGGAAAAGCGCTATTTGAGTTAGTATATATATTCATTTAACTTATAATTTTTGATGAAGTTCCCCTATTGTCATATCGTTTAATTCCTAAATCAACAGGTTGTAATTTTGTTTTGTTTACTGGTGAATACCTATGCTTATTACAAGCCATTAAAGCTAAACCAGAACTAATAGAAGCATCGTGACGTGTTCTATTATTAATATTAAATTTAGCCCAGTCTTCTAACGTTTTTTGAAAATACATATCACCATAACCAGATTCTTTTAAACCTACAAATGTTTCTATATATGTTTCTATTGCTGAAGCGTGAGCTTGCTTTATATCCTCACTTGAGTTTGGTATACCACCTAACTCTCTTTCTGTTATTGATAGTTTATTATATTTTCTATCAGGTCTGTTCATTGAAAATCCTCTATAACCTCGTTTTTTTAAATAATACAAAAGTCTAGGTTTATTATTTTCAATTAATATAGGCATGCCATAAAAAACACAGGCCATTAGTACATCTTCAAAAAATATTTCAGCTGTTTGAGGTCTAGCTATATATTCTAAAAAGAAATGATTAGATGGTGCGTCTTCCATAGAAAATTTTGTTAAGCCATGTAAAGATCCTTTCGAACCTCTTTTATCAACAGTTCCTGATATATCATAAGGGTCACATCCAAAAGCACCTATATGCTCATTACCAGGATAATTTGTATTATTTTTTCTATATCTTTTGTTTTGCAAATGAACAGGAGGAACCCAGCTAACGTTAAATCTACCACTTTTGTTAGGAACAAATATAACTTTTGTATCTTGTTCTGCATTTTCCCATTGAAAACTACCTTGCGTAATATTAATAGAATTACGCATGTCCTCGTTAAAATCTATTTGTTCATAAATTTTAGTTAGATTAAATAAAGATTCTTTTGATTCATCTCTAAACGCATGCTTTTCAGTACGTGGAAACTGTCTATAAAATTCATTTAAAGCATCTTGATCTTGCTTTAATCCTTCCACTTCGTTGTCCCAATATTCTATTACACCTAAATCTATAATTTCACCTTGTGGTCCTTCAACAGATTTGTTTGGTGTTTGGAAGACAGGTATGCCATAAGAATCAATGTATCCTTCGTAATTCCATTCCATAGGTATGAACAAGCTATATAATCCAGAGCGAGTTTGTCCATTCGCGTTTCGTTGTGTAAC